TATGGTAGCAGATTACATCCTGTTGACAAAGGAACTAATAAAGAACAATTAATAGAATATTCGCAAGACTTTTTAGCAAAAAAGAAATTTAGAGTGCTAAATAATAATAACAATAAAATTTTTAAAAAAGAAAATGAATATTACATGTGGGTTAAAGATAGTGTAGAAAAAGGAAGACCAGTTCCAGACAAAACAGAAAAAAATTTTTTAAGCACTGAAAAATATTATAATACATATACAAAAGACTATGCGTATTCGTATAGCGATCATACACAGGATAATTTTCAATATTGGGTAAAAGACAATTTACAAAAGTTAGGATTAAAATATTAGGAGGAAGTAATGAAATTATACGAAAACATAGCTAAGACATTAAATAAAAAAGGAATAAATTTAACGGTTGGAACAATTTACGATTTAATGGAAATATGGAAACAATGGTATAGAGGAAATGTAAATGATTTTCATTATTATTCAGAAAAAATAAATGGAATAGATATACAATGTGAAAGATTAACAATGAATATGCCAAAAAAAATATGTGAAGATATGACAAAGTTATTATGGACTGAAAAAACAAAAATAGAATTAAGCGATGCAGAAACAACAAAAAAGTTATGGGAAGTTTTAGATAGTAAGGAAAATTCATTTACTACAAACTTTCCTATTTTTTTAGAAAAAATGTTAATGTTGGGTAGTGGAGCAACAGTAGAATTTAAAAACGAATTTGGCAAAACAATAATAGATTACATAGACGGAGATGTGTTAATTCCATACAAATATACTAATAGTTATATAAATGGAATTATATCAATAAGTAGATTTATAGAAGAAACAGGAAAAAATAAAGTTTATTATACACATTTAACATACCATGAATTTTTAGGAGATGTGTATATAAAATATAATGAATTATACAGTTCAGAAATAGAAACAGAATTAGGAAAAGAGATAGAATTTACAAATAAGTTCCCAAATGTCAAAGAGAAAGAAATTATAAGAACAACAAATCCACATTTTCAAATATACAAAACAAATTTAGCAAACAATTTTGAAACAAACAATCCATTGGGAATTAGTATTTTAGCAAATAGTATAGACAGATTTAAGTCATTAGATACAAAATATGACAGTTTTAATAATGAATTTATTTTAGGTAAAAAAAGAATAATAGTAGACCAGTCAGCAATGAAAGGAAGAATGGAAACAAATGTTGATGGTAGTAATCCTAAATTTGTACAATATTTTGATAAGAATGATAAAGTTTATCAGGCGTTAAATATAGATGGCGAAAAGATGAAAGAGCCTGTTAAAGAAATTGATATGACTTTAAGATATAAAGAGCATATAGAGAGTATTAATACTGATTTAAATTGGTTGTCAGAGAATGTTGGTTTAGGAAGTAATTTTTATAAATTTAATGGAACATCAACTAAAACTGCAACAGAAGTGATAAGTGAAAACAGTCAGGCTTTTAGAACAAAAGAACATTATCAAATATTAATTAATCAATGTGTACATGATTTAGTTCAGGCGATATGCGAACTGGAAGGAATTAAAACAAATAAAATAAATATAATTTCAGATGATAGTATTATAGAAGATAAAAACGCAGAAATAACTAGAGCACAAATGGAAGTAAGTGCAGGACTAAAAAGTAAAAAAAGTTATTTAATTGATATAAAAGGAATGGGTGAGAAAGAAGCAGAAGAAGAACTAAAAAGAATAGATGAAGAAAAGGCAACAAATCAGGAAATGTTTGGTTTTTTAAAAAATAACGAAGATAAAGAAGAACAAGAAACAAAGGAGTAATAAATGTTATCTTCAAATTATTTAAAAAAGATAGAAAAGAAAGCAGTAGAAATATATAGAAAGCTAGAGTTACAGATAATTGAAGAAATTGCAGAAAGAATAGAAAAAGTAGGATATGCAAATACAGTAGTAATAAATAATGCAAAAATAGCTCAGGAAATGGGAGTTTTATATAAAGACATAATAAAAATGGTAGCTAGTTACAACAATAAAAGTTATGATGAAATTAAAAAGATATTTGAACAAGCAGGAATTAAAACATTAAAAAATGATGATAAGATATATAAGAAAGCAGGATTAAATCCAATTTCTATAAAACAAAATAAAAGTATGTTACAAATATTATTAGCTAATATAAAAAAAACACATGGTAATTTATCAAACTTATGTTTGACGACAGCTAATACAGCACAGAAACAATTTTATGATATAATAAATCAGTTACACATGGAAGTTATAACTGGTGTAAAAAGCTATTCAAATGCAATCAATAATAAAATGAAAAATCTTAATAATCAAGGAATTTATGTTACATATCCATCTGGTCATAGGATGAATTTAGAGAGTGCAGCAAAAATGAATATACTTACATCTGTAAATCAAACTTGCGGAAAGTTACAACTTATGAGAGCTGAAGAGTTAGGTTGGGATTTAATGGAGATTACAGCACATTCAGGAGCTAGACCACAACATAAAATTTGGCAAGGAAAAATTGTAAGTTTATCTGGTAAAAGTGAATATTTAAGTTTAGATGATATAGGATATGGAACTATAACAGGATTTAAAGGAGTAAATTGCAGACATGACTGGATGCCATATTATGAAGGCTCTACTAGAACTTATAATGATGATGAGTTAGATGATTTAATAATATCGACAAATGATGATAAAAATGATATAATAATAAAAGAAAAAAGAAATAATTATAATGTATATTCTATAACACAACAACAAATAGATAATATATGTAATAATGAATTAAAAAACATTAATTTTGTATGTAAACCTAAATATAATCCTAGAATAAAAGATAATGGTAGAACTAAATATATAGATTATCCATGGGGAGAATGCAAAGAAATTATTGCAATAGAAATAGGAAAACAGAGTAAAAATACAAAAGAATTTTTAATAGATACTTTATTGCATGAAAAATTAGAAGCAAAAATAGTATTTATAAATACAAATAAATATAGAAAGATAAAATTAATGAATGATATAGAAAGACACAAATATATAAACAAGGTTATAACAAAGTATTTTAACATGAAAGGATGGAATAATGGAAATAGATGATATTATAGAAATATTATTCGATGGGAGTAAAGAAAAAATAAAAGAAATATTAGAAAAAGAAAAAATAACATATAACTTTGCAGAAGATTTACAAGTATACACTATAAAAAATATTAATACTTTAGAAGTTGTAAAAGGTAATAAATGTCACTATAAACCAAATTGCGTAAAATATTTTGGAAATAATTATAACTGTATATAAGATATGATTAAAAGATTTTAAGAAGAAGTCTAATTAATGAAGACTTCTTTTTTATTGTCTTTTACTTAGTTAGACGTTAAAGAGATTAAGGTGTGGGAATTACTTTGTTACCCAAATAAAAAAATGGAGGTTTAAAAATGGAAGAAGAAAAACAAAACAACACAGTTACTCAAACTGTTGAAAAAACTGAGGTGCCAGTTACTCAGACTGGAGAAAAAACTGAGGTAAGAAAAGAAGTAAAAACTTTTACTCAAGACGAAGTAAATGCAATGTTAGCTAAAGAAAAAAAGAAAATGCCTGCTGAAGAAGAATTGCAGGCTTTTGCCGAGTGGAAAGAATTACAAAAAACAGCTGAACAAAAACAGTCTGAAAAAGAAGCTAAATATCAAGAAACATTATCTAAAAATATAGCATTAGAAAACGAAAATAAAGTTTTAAAAGCTGGAGTAAATTCAGATGATGTTGATTATGTTATATTTAAAGTTTCTAAAAAAAAGGGAGATTTTGAAGAAAATTTACAAAGTTTTTTAAAAGAAAATCCCAAATATTTAAAAAGTGAAGAACAAGAAGATGTAGAACAAAAAGCGACTGGAATGCAATTAAAAAAAATTAATTCTAGTGAAAGTGGTGTAATGGCAATATTAAAAGCTAAACATCCAGAAATTTATAATAAATAGGAGGATTAAAAAATGGCTAATTCAATTAATAAAACAGGAACACACAAATCTCAAGAAAAATATACAAATGAGATAGTTCCATTAATAAGACAAGAATTTTCAATTAGAAATGATTTTAGTAGAGATTACGAAGGAGACCCAACTGTTGGAATAGTAAAAGTACCAACTAGAAATGAAGATATTAAA